TAGATGAAGTTGTCGACACAAGACTTAGTGGGTTCTTGGTTTGTCCAGAGTGTTTTGATCAGGATCAGCCTCAATATCAATTAGGCAGAATGCCTGTTGATGATCCGATTTCTTTGGAGAACCCAAGACCTGATAAAGCTCAGGCAGAAAGTAGGCGCTTATATGCGTTTGATCCTATTGGTGGTGGTGTCACTGCTGTTGGATCAAGAACAGTGGGTCTTGATATGCATGGTAAAGTAGGAATGCTTAAAGTAACAACGAGCTAAAGGATAATATTATGATTAAAAAATCATCATCTTTAAAAGATAAAAAAGCAACCAAAAGCCCAACAAAAGCAAAAGATAATAAAAAAGCTGTTATTGATTTTGTAACGAGAGCAGAAGAAGGTGAGCCGTATTTTGGAATACAAATTACAAAAAAGTTTTCTACAGGTGGTGCTGTTGAAAACCATAATGATCAGGTAAAACGAAAATATGGTGGAGGAAAGTTATAAAAAACAATGACTTATGCTGAGTTAAAAAATTTAATACAGAACTATCTCCAGAACAGTGAGACCTCTTTTACTACTTATCTGCCCGATATGATTAAGCAGGCAGAGGATCGTATTCTTGAGAATGTTCAATTGCCTGTATTTAGAAAGAATCAAACAGGTTCTTTATCTTCAGGAAATGAGTATTTAGGTATTCCGAGTGATTTTTTAGCACCTTATTCTCTATCCTATACAGCCAGCAGCAATCAAACATTCTTAATGAACAAGGATGTAAACTGGATTCGAGAAGTATATCCAAACAGTTCTACAACAGGTGAGCCAGAATACTATGGCATATTTGATAATGATTATTTTATCGTGGCTCCAACGCCAGATGCTGCTTACAATGTGGAGTTGCATTACTTTTATAGACCCGCTTCAATAACTGCTGGCGGTGATTCTGGAACAACATGGCTATCAACGAATGCTCCATCAGCATTGCTTTATGCTTGTTTGCTTGAGGGGTATGTGTATATGAAGGGTGAACAGGATATGATGTCTGTTTATAACACAAGATATGAATCTGCATTAGGCAGGCTTAAAATATTGGGAGAAGGCAGAGATAGAACCGATGCCTATAGATCAGGACAACTTTAACTCTTCTAAAAAAATGGAAGACAAAAACATTGCAATTGTTGCGATGGGTCAAAGCCAACTAGATTTTCATATGAGTCTTTCTCATAGTCAGGAATATGATGAGGTTTGGGGCATTAATTCCATGTGTGCAGTTACTAAGTGTGATCGTGTGTTTATGATGGACCCTGCTTCTCGATTTTTTGATACCTTTGATGCAGGACCACAAACTCAAGTAATGAGAAGAATACTTCCAAGACTAGATATTCCAATTTATTCTTGTGAACTAGATAATAGGGTTCCAGCGATAGAGTTATTTCCCCTAGATGAAGTTGTTAAAGATTTGGGCTGTGCCTATTTAAACAACACGATTGCTTATGCCATTGCATTTGCTTTATGGAAAAAGGTGGGCAAGCTCAATCTTTTTGGAGCAGACTTTGCTTATAAGTCGAATGTTTATTTTGGTGAATCGGGCAGAGGTTGTTGTGAATTTTGGTTATCTAAGTGCATGGATGCGGGTATGGATGTTTCTATTGGCGCTCATTCTCCAATACTAGATACCAATATTCCTTTAAAGGAAAAGCTATATGGCTATCATAGACTTGATAATCCTCCTGTAGTATATTTAGAAAAAGGTGAATTGGTAGTTGGGAAACTTTCAGAGGTCATAGAAGAAGAAAAGCCTTCAGGAATTTCAGGAAGACAAGATATTAGTCCGCCAGAACCAGATAAATACTAATGGAAACAGACTCTTTTACAATATCAGTAGGCGATTTAGGCGTAAAGACTACAGACAATAGGGGTCATTCAGTAGAAGAAGTCGCTGAAATGGCGACAAACAAATTAGTTTCGGTTGCAGATACTGCTCCCGATCCGATTAAAGCACAGGCACGGGCTTTTAGGAATGCGTGTCATTTTATAATTACCTACTACATGAAAGAGGCGATAAAAAACCATATGTGTACGATAGGTAATCAATTGGAAGCGCAAGGTCACAAAGACTTAGCAAATATTATTAGGAGGCTATAATGGCTATAACACAAGCAATGTGTACTTCTTTCAAAAGTGAGCTTATGCAAGCGGTACATAACTTTAAAACGACTGGAGGTAATACCTTTAATCTGGCTCTTTATACCAGTTCTGCAACCATGAGTGCTTCTACTACAGCTTATAGCACCAATCAGGAAGCAACTGGTACAAACTATACGGCAAAAGGTAGTGCATTAACTAATGTCACTCCAACCACTTCGGGAACCACTGCGTTTACCGATTTTGCTGACTTGACGTTTGGTACTTGCACAATTACAGCAAGAGGCTGCATGATTTTCAACGACACAGCTACAGGTGATCCTGCGGTTGCAGTTTTTGATTTCGGTGGCGACAAAACAAGCACGGCTGGTAGTTTTACCATATCTTTCCCAACCGCAGACGCAAGTAACGCTGTTATTAGAATAGCGTAAGGGTAGCTAATGGCTGCTATTACGGGCTGGGGTCGCAGTACATGGGGTTCTGGAACATGGGGTAATCCCGTCCCTGTTGAGCTTACCGGCTTAGCGGGAACCGGTGCTGTAAGTTCTTTGACCATTACCTGTGATGCAAATGTTGCAGAAACAGGGGTAGCGGCTACTGGTGCGGTAAGTTCGCTTACTATTACTGGTGTTGCAAATGTTTCGGTTACAGGATTAGCTGGAACTACTGCTTTAGGCACTGAAACGGTTAGCGGTGATGCTAATGTCGCAGAAACAGGTTTAGCGGCAACAGGCGCAGTTGGCACAGTTATTGCTAATGGTGTAGCTCTTGTTGGTGTTAGCGGAACAGCCTCCACGATTTCCCAAGGGGATGAGACTGTAACGGCGGCTGCCAATGTTTATCCTACGGGATTAGCGGGCACAACATCGTTAGGCACAATAACCCTAACGACTAATAATATTATATCAGTCACTCAAGACGCTATGACAAGCAGTCTGGGTGATATAACAGCTTCAACTCATGTGACTATTGCAGTTACAGGATTATATGGAACAGGTGAAATAACTGGACTTTTAGTATGGAGTCCGGTTGTTCCAGACCAGACACCAAACTGGTCAGATGTTGGCGCTAGTCAATCACCTTCTTATTCAACTATTAGCCCATCACAGTCACCAGACTGGAAAGATGAGGCAGCTTAATTTATTATGAGGAAACAATATGGCAACTTATGTAAATGATCTAAGACTTAAAGAAATCGCTACGGGCGACGAATCGGGAACGTGGGGGACGAGTACCAACACGAATTTGGAGCTCATCGCAGAAGCATGGGGCAGTGGTTCAGAAACAATCACTGGCACTTCCCATACCATTACCATAGCGGACGGCACCTCAGATGCTGCCAGAGCCTATGCTTTAACTCTTGCAGGATCAATCACCGCAACGAATACCGTAACTCTCGCACCGAACACCGTTAATAAAACGTGGATTATTCAAAATAGTGCTGGTTATCAAGTCACTATTTCTCAAGGCACAGGAGCCAATGTCGTAATTCCGAATGGCGGAATTAAGATGGTAGTTGCCGATGGCGCAGGAGCAGGCGCAGCAGTTACCGATGTTCTCGATATGACAGGTGGCACAGGCAATATAGGTTTAGGCTCTGGTTCACTGGGAACGGCTTTAACCACAGGAACAGACAACGTAGCTATTGGTGAAGCATCCCTTGATGCAGTGACCACAGGCTCTGACAATACAGCAGTGGGAGATAATGCTGCTGGGGCAAATACAACGGGCAGCACTAATGTAGCGATTGGATCAAACGCTTTCTTGGTAAACACCACAGGTGCAGGAAATACAGCCGTTGGTGCAGCAGCCTTAGACGCGAACACAACAGCAGATGGAAACACAGCCGTAGGGGTAAATGCTGCTAGTGGTACAACTACAGGTGCCTCTAATACAGCAGTTGGTCAAAACGCTCTTTACGCTAATACCACTGGAACAATGAATGCAGTTGTAGGTAATCATGCCTTAGACGCTAATACAACGGGTTCTTATAATGTTGCGGTGGGCGGAAATGCTTTAACGGCAAATACTACAGCTTCAAACAACGTAGCCGTTGGCTATGCTTCTTTAGGAGCAAACACCACAGGAACAGACAACGTAGCCGTAGGAGACAGCTCCCTAGACGCTAACACCACAGGCTCAGACAATACTGCTATTGGTGACAACGCACTTGGAGCGAATACGACAGCTTCAAGCAACACAGCAGTCGGTGCAGATGCTTTATTGGTAAACACCACAGGTTCATTAAACGTAGCCGTTGGCTCTTTAGCTTTAGACGCAAATACAACTGGTGGTCAAGGTATCGCTATAGGTTATGAAGCACTAACAGCAAATACGACTGGAAATTATAATGTTGCCGTTGGTACGGAAGCATTAGAAGCAAACACAACTGCCTCTAATCTTACAGCAGTTGGTAATGCAGCTTTAAAAGCAAACACTACAGGAGCAAATAGTGTAGCTATTGGCTCGGCTGCTTTAGACGCTAACACCACAGGCGATAATAATGTAGGCGTAGGAACAAACGCGTTAAGCGCCAACACCACAGCAGAAGCTAATACGGCTTTAGGTGTAAATGCTCTGATGGTTAATACCACAGGCGCTTACAATGTTGCAGTAGGTATGGCAGCTTTGGATGCCAACACCACCGCATCAAACAACACAGCCGTTGGTTATAGTGCTTTAACAGCAAACACCACAGGTGCAAATAATACGGCAGTTGGCTTTGACGCTTTAAAAACGGTTACAACAAACGGTGCAAATGTTGCTATCGGAAGAAATGCTTTAAGATATTCCACAGCAGCTAATAATACAGCCGTTGGTTCTAGTGCAGGTGAGGAAACTACAACTGGTGCGAATAATGTTTTTGTAGGAAAAGATGCTGGAGTAGCAAACACCACAGGTGCAGGAAATACAGCAGTTGGTAAAGGCTCACTAGATGCAAATACTACAGGTGCATCAAATGTAGCGGTTGGATTATCTGCAGGTGGAGCCTTAACAACTGGAGACTCTAATGTTTTTATCGGTAAAGACTGCGGTCTAGTTACTACTACTCCGGATTCGAATGTTGCTATTGGTGAATCTGCATTTTTAGACAATATTTCAGGCAATAGTAATGTTTGTGTAGGAGCTAACTCTTTAGCTAACAACACCACAGCATCTAACAACGTAGCCGTTGGTAGACTGGCTTTATATGAAAACACCACAGG